GCGGGTACTGTCGCCATCCTCTTTGACGAGGCGAGCGGCATCAACGCGAAGATTTGGGAAGTTGCGAACGGTGCGTTGACGGACGGCGAGGGCTTTATGTTTGCCTTTGGCAATCCGACGCAGCCGACTGGCGAGTTCGCGGATTGCTTCGACAAGTACGCCGATATGTACTATCTGCGCAACGTTGACGCGCGTCATGTACGACACACCAACAAGACGGCGCTCGCGGATATCATCCGACGCTATGGCGACGATAGCGACGAAGCCAAGATACGTGTGTACGGGCAGTTCCCAACGCAATCGTACAACGGCTTCATTTCGATGCAAGCCGTTGAAGACTGCATAAGCCGCGACTTGACGATTGACCATGACGCCGGCCTGATCATGGCTATCGACGTGGCGCACATGGGCGGCGACGAAATCGTGTTCGGCTGGCGGCAAGGACGTGATGCACGCAGCCGGCCGTTCGCGGCTTACCGCTTCTTGCGTACCGAACAGATAGTCGATTTGGCGATGAAGTTCATCGCTGCTACCCGACCTGACGTGGTGGTCATTGAAGCCATCGGCCCCGGCGTCGGCGTCATTGATGGGCTGAAGGCGCGTGGTGTGAGTGTTATAGCGGTGTACCCCGGTGCCCGTGCGCTCAACCATCAAATGTACTTTAACCGTCGCGCCGAGTGTTGGGGCTTGATGCGTGACGCGATCAACGAGTGGCTGTGTCTGTTTGAGGAAGAGACGCTATTTCAGCAACTCACGAAGATACAGTACAAGCTCGACAGGCACGAACAGCGCATACAGCTAGAAGGCAAGGAAGACTATAAAATACGCACGGGCTTGTCTTCGCCGGATCGTGCTGATACCTTGGCACTAACATTCGCGGTCAACGCTATACGCCGCGATCAGAACAAGTCACGGCCGCTAGGCGATGAAAACTCGCGTAATCAGGCCATTACCGAGTACGACCCGCTCACCTACTAGGAGATTGGATCATGTCATTTGGCGGCGGTTCCACCCCCAAGCCCGCTGATCTTCCGCCGGCCCCTGTTCGCTCGGCGTCCGACATTCAGGACGCGGCCGACCGCCAGCGCACATGGTTCTACAGTAGGCAGGGCGGGCGCGTTGCTACTCTTCTGACGGGCGGTGGTGGCGACACGTCGGCAAGGAGCGCGGTAGTCCGGCTACTCGGTAACGTGGGCGGGCAGTAATGAGCAAGCCGACTGATCCCAAGGACGCGGTACGAGAGTACGAAGAAGCCAAAACTCTTCGTAGCCCGCTTGAAGAGGACTTCAAGCTCTCGGCGGCGTACTGCTTGCCGCAAGACTATCAGCCGTGGCTTGGGCAGAATGCCGGCCCGGCTACCAATCCGAATGACACAGCGGCCGTCAAGCGACTGGCGTACGACAACACGGGCGCCCTTGCGCTCCCGAAGTACCAAGCGCTACTGCAACGATTGATCACGCCGGACGGGCAGCGCTGGCAGCGGCTTCGTGCGTCAAACCGCTACCTCATGAAGATTTATTCGGTGCGTCAGTACTTTGACGAAATGACCGACTATCTCTTCAATCGGCGCTATATCCCGTACGCGGCGTTCAATCAGTGTATGGGCGAAACATACCAAGCGCTCGGCGTGTATGGCAACGGCCCCATGCGCGTGAAGTGGCGTCCGGCGCGTGCCGGCATACCGGCGGGCTTCGCTTATCGCGCGCTCCCCATGCGTGACTTCTTCGTACTCTTGGACGAAGACGGCATGATGTGGAAGACGTTCCTGCGCATATGGCTGACGGCGCCGCAGTTCAAGCGCAAGTTCAAGAGCGGGCCTGTACCGCAGGCTATTGAGCAAGAACTGAAGAAGGGCGACGCGGCATCGAATACGAAGTATTTCGAGTTCGCGCACGTCGTTTGTCCGCGTGATGACTACGACCGATATGATATCGGTCAGCGCCGGTTCTCGCACGTCTCGTACTACTTGTCCATGGAAGACAAGATATACGTTGGCGAGGAGGGCGGATACGCCGGCAATCCGTACCTCATGCCTCGGGTGGCCACCGCAGCCGGCAACCCGTACGGCTTCTCGCCTGCCATGCAGGCGCATACCGCCATGGCTACGGCGAGCGCGACGAAAAAGACGTTGCTTAAGCAAGGCCAGAAGGCGATTGACCCGTCTGTGCTCGCCAGCGATGACGGCGCCTTGTCGGGCCGCGTTGATCTACGCCCCGGTCGCGTCACCTACGGCGCGGTCAACGCGCAAGGCAACCCGCTGGTGCGGCCGTTCGAAACGTCGGGCAATGGTTGGGTGCCCGCCGAGAACATTCTATCCGATGAACGCAGCGACGTACGCGAAGCGTTCTTGGTGACGCTGTTCCAAATCCTTGTGGACAACAAGGAAATGACGGCCGCCGAAGTGTATGAGCGTATTGCCGAGAAGGCGGCGTTGCTCGCGCCGACGATGGGCCGTGCGCAAGTTGACTTGCTCGGGCCGCTCATTGATCGCGAGATAGCAATGGGCGTCGAGTACGAACCGCACAAGTTGCCCGAAATGCCACCGGAGCTTATCGAAGCGAAGGGCGAATACGAAGTCGTGTACACGTCGCCGCTGGCGAAGTCGCTGCATACCGAGGAAGACGCAGGCTTTGTCCGGCTCTTCGATATGGCTGCGCAGTCGGCCGGCGTCACGGGCGACCCGTCTGTCATGGATCATTTCGAGACGGATACGGCGATACCCGAAATGGCGGAGCACCAGAACGTGCCTACGCGCTGGATCGCCTCGCCGGATCAACTGAAGGCCAAGCGCGACGCTCGCGCGAAGGCGCAAGAACAAGAGCAGCTTGTCAAGGCCGGCCCCGCCCTCGCATCGGTGGCTAACGCGGCCATGAAGCAAGGTGGCGGCTCCCCGGCGGTGAAGGGCGCGATGTAGCATGGCGGAAGCGGAAGCGGAAGACGACTATGACCCGCTGGCAGAAGGCGAAAGCCATCTACCGCATGTAGACAAGCCGGCGCCGTCCGAAACCGACGCCGACAAGATACGCAAGTTTCTTGACGGCAGGCGCTACGCTTACCGTCGTGTCTTCGCCGGCAATCCGAATGGCGATGACGTAAAGATCGTCATGGAAGACTTGCGACGCTTTTGCCGTGGCGGCGCCGCAGTCTTTCACCGCGACGACAGAGTACAAGTCTTGCTGACAGGCCGGCAGGAAGTGTACTACCGTATCGAGGATCATTTGAAGATGGACCTTGACGAACTATTCGCGAAGTACACGGCGACACCAGAAGGAAACTAAAATGCGGCTGTATATCAACAACCCCCTCTTCAGGGGCTACTTCGAAGGAGAAGGCAATGGAGGCGGTGCTGGCGGGGGTAATGGCGGAGGCGGTGGCGCTGGCGGCGGCAGCGGCGGCAACGGTGGCGGGGCTGGCGCTGGTGCTGGCGGTAACGGTGGTGCCGGTGGTGCTGGTGCAGCGGCTCCGCCACCGTGGGGCACCAACGTCAATACGATGTGGAACGTCGGTGACAAGCCGTGGTACGAGACGCTGATACCCGAAGGTCCGACGCGCGACCTGATGCGGACCAAGAACTACGCCAACCCGCAAGTCGTGGCGGACAGCTACTTGCAGGCGAGCAAGCTGATCAGCGCCGACAATCGAGTGGCCATCCCGGCTGAAGGTGACGACAAGGCGTGGGGCGAGTTCTACACGAAGCTCGGGCGGCCGGCGGAGGCCAAGGCGTACGAACTGAAGGTCAATGACCCGGCTATGCAAGTCGAACAGCCCTTTATGGATTGGGGCAAGGACTTGGCGTTCAAGCTCGGGCTCAACGGCAAGCAAGCGCAGATGATGGTTGACGAGTACGTGAAGTACTCCGCCGGCCGTCTGAAGGATGCGGGTACGCAGACGGCGGCCGACAACGACAAGGCGCTTGGCGACTTGACCACGGCGCTGGGCGACAAGTCGCAGACGCTGCTTGCTGCCGGCAGCCGCGTACTGACGGCCTTGGCGAACAACAAGTCGCTGCCCGACGCGCTCAAGCTCACCGATGCCGACATGGCGAAGGTGGAAGGGCTCATGGGAGCGGCGCCGCTCGCGAAGTTGCTCATGGCGGTTGGCGCGCTCTCGGGCGAAGCCTCGTTCGTCACCAACGACGCCGGCAACGGCAACCCGAGTACGCCGGAAGGCATGTCGCCGGATCAAGCGGCGGCGGAAATCACCCGGCTCAACGGTGACGCCGAGTTCCAGAAGAAGTACACCAACGCGAACGATCCCGGCCACAAGGAAGCGTTGGACAGGATGAACCGCCTTTACGCGCGTGCTGGCAACAAGGTCTAGTTGACACTGGCAGCGACGCACGCTAAGTCTCGGGGAGCCGGCTAGGTCGGCTTCCCTTTTCTGAAGGGCCGTAAACCCGGATACCCCTTCCGCCTTCTAGCAGGCATCGGCTTTTCTAACCGAAGGGGTATCCCGCTATGGGTACGGAAACTCTTGCACAGTACTCTGTGCCGGAACATCACGTTAAGATGTACACGGCCAACGTGCAGGCCGCCCTCGTCAAAAAGGGTGGTCTGATCACTCCGCTTGTCTCGCGCTCGTCCTACACGGGCGAGAAGGTACAGGTGGTGAACTTCATCGGCCCCGTCGAGTTCATCGAACGCGACACGCCATACTCCGATACCAAGCTCACCGAACTTGAGCACACGCAGCGCTGGATCGCCGGCAAGGAGTACGACTGCGCCGTACTCATCGACCGTCTCGACACGCTGAAGATGATCTACGATCCGACCTCGCCGTACGTCGAGCGTATGCGCGAGGCGGCGGCTCGCCGTATGGATGCGATCATCGTCAGCAAGTTCTTCGCCGACGCGAAGACCGGCAAGGACGGCTCGACCAACACGCCGTACAACTCCGCCAACACCGTCGTCAACGCCTCGACCGGCCTGACGGTGGCCAAGCTGCGTTCGCTGCGCAAGCTGATCAAGAAGAACCATATCGATCTTCGCGGTATGAAGCCGTACATGCTGGTGACGGCCGAGGAAATCGATGATCTTCTCGGTGAAGTGGCGGTGGCGTCGTCCGACTACAACGCCATCAAGCCGCTGGTGGACGGCGAAGTGTCCAGCTTCATGGGCTTCATCTTCATCCCGTACGAAGACTACGGCAGCATCGACGGCATGTCGATCCCGTCGTATATCGACGGCGGCAGCAACTTCATCCGGCAGTGTCCGGTGTGGGTGCCCGATGGGATGCACTACGGCTCGTGGCAGGATATCATCGTCACGATCAACAACCGGCCGGACAAGAACAACATCAAGCAGATACACGCTACCTTTACGGGTGGCGCGACCCGGCTGGACGAGAAGAAGGTCTTCATGTGCGAGGCCGTCGAGTAATTCGCCACTACTCGGTAGCCTAACGCACTGAAAGGGTGCGCTGGCGTTCCCTTCTGGCGCCAGCGCACTTTCTGAAGTGAAGATTTTAACCGAAAGGAACTACGGCAATGGCCAAAGCACTTCTCACGCCTCTCTCCGAAGTTGACGGCTATCGCCGCCGGCCGACCGACAGCTTCGGCAAGCTCCGTGAACTGTACTTCAAGATCGTCAATGGCGCTGTGGCCGGCGACGACGGTTCGGTGGCGGAGCTTGGTTGGCTTCCGCCTGGTGCGGTACGTCTTCTTCCGAAGCTGACGCATCTTCGCTGCACGGCGTTCGGTGCGTCGCGCGTACTGAAGATCGGCCACCGTAAGTACTTCTTCGGTGACGGCGCCAGTGACTTCGTGGCCGAAGACGATGACGCCTTTTCGTCCGCCATCGATATCTCGGGCGCGACGGCCGATGTTACCAACCCGTTCGGTGCGACGGTCAAGTACGATATCTATTCCAAGACGGGCGTGCGGCTCTTCGGCACCGTGACCGGCGGCACCTTCCCGGCCAACGCCGAGTTGGAAGGCTATATCGCGTACGCCTACGAGTAGGCCGTCACCGCTTGCCCGTGGGCTGACAGACGGCGCGCTGCTACGGTAGCGCGCCGTTTTCGCAATAGGGGAAGGTTATGGCTTACACGCCGCTCTCAATCTGCAACCTCGGGCTCGGCAAGATCGGGCAAGCGCGGTTGGTGAATATCGACAACCCCAAGCACAAATTCGAAGGGCTCGCACGCGACGGCTACCCGCATTGGCGCGATAGCGAACTAACGAAGCGTCGGTGGCGGTTCGCGACGCGTAAGGTGCTACTGCCGCTGATACGTACTGATGACGACAAGGATCGTCCGTACGTCTTCGAAGTACCCAAGACCGCGCTCCGCCTTGTGCGTACGAAGCGTACTCGTTGGGTACGTTTTACCGATCTTGAACTGCGCTCGCCTAACTCGACCGAAGAAGTCGAGATTATCTTTCGTGTGGCGGAAGACAACTTTACCGCCGAGTTCGCGGAAGTGCTTGCGTGCCGTGTCGCGCAAGAAATGGTGGAGCCCGTCACGCAATCCAACGAGAAGTTCGAGAAGGCTACGCGTCTGTACGCGCAAGCGCTTGCTGACGCCGCGCGCCTCAACGCTTTCGAGTTGGAAGAGCATACGCTGACGACGCCCGATGACTACTCGGAATGGGTGGACGCGCGTAGCGACCCGTACGGCGTGATGGATTACGATGGCTAAAGTCTCCGCAACACGCAACAGCTTCAACGCTGGCGAGTTTTCAATCCTCGTTGAAGGCCGTACGGACCTTGACCGCTACCCGGCGTCCATGCGGGCCATGGAAAATTTCGTCGCCCTACCGCAAGGGCCGGCAATGCGACGTTCTGGTACACAGTGGCAGCAAGCGGTGTACGACGAGACGAAGAAGGCGGCGCTTGTGCCGTTCGTCTTCTCGGAAGATCAGTCATACGCGCTTGAGTTCTCTGACTTCAAGATGCGCATACATCTTGAAGGCGGCCCGCAAGCCTACGCCCCGGTGGCCGTGTCGCTGACGATCAGCGCGGCCGGTAAGCTGAAAGTGCGTACCGGCGTGGCGTCCTTCTCGGTTGGGGATAGTGTTGTTGCGACGGGCTTTGACCCGGAGCGCGGGCTTACCAACGCGATAGGCAAGGTCACGGTAATCAGCAATGGCGGGCTCGACGTAGAGACAGACTTGCCGTACGTCGCTCCGTTTGGCGCCGTGTCGAACTGCTACTTGACGAAGATATACGAAGTGACCACGCCGTTCGCAGCGGCGGACGTGGCGAACATACGTCATCTTCAGTCGGTGGACGTGATATATCTGTTCTGCGACGGCTACCGCAATTACACGCTCTCGCGCTATAGCGCCTATGACTGGAGGTTCGCGGCTATCGATTACACCGATGGCCCGTACATGCCAGCCGACACGACAGGCACACTACTCACTATCTCGGGGGATGCCGGGAGCGCCATCCCATACATGACTTCGGCGTCCAACCCCTCGGGAACGGCGTCGTCAAGCGGCGCGTCTAGCAGCGACTTCGCGTCGTGGCGGGCGTTCAACCCCACGGTCGGCGGCAAGGGTGGCGGCGGTTGGGTATCGAACACCAACCAGACGGGGACACTATCGTACATATTCGCCGCCCCGGTGGCCATCAAGGGCTACACCATCTACCCGATGATCAACGCGGCAGCAAACGCGAGTTCCGACTACGCGCCGCTTGACTATGCGCCGTGTAATTGGCGTTTCCAAGTTACGCTTGACGGCACGAACTGGATAGACGTGGATACGCAGAACGGTTATGTCCTGTGGGACAACAACCGCTCGGTGTTCTTTCCCGTCAACTACTCGACGCCGGTTAAAGGCATCCGTCTTGTTATTGAAGCGTGTCGGCGCAATGGCCCTATACCGCCGAAGGTC